ATTCGGAGTTTCCATGTCTGATTAACGGAGACGATATCCTATTTCGTTCCGGCCCGCACTTCAGTGCGCGCTGGATGGACGTTGTAGGCGATCTGTCTCTGGAGGTTGAAAAGACGAAGACTTCCGTTTCACCGTTGTACGGTTCGCTTAATTCCACACTTTGTGAGCGTCGAGGCGCTTTTTATCGTGTGGTTGCGACTGTCCGCATGGGGATGTTACGGGAGTCCGAATCTTTGGACACTCTCTCGAAGGGTTTTGATGATTTTATAGCCGGGCTCAAGGGGTCACTCCGCTTCCGAGCGGCGATGGCCTGGTTTAGCTGGAACATAGGAAAAATTAGACCCTTGGGTCTGACTACGCACGATTTGGGTTTTCGAGGCCCATTGGCGTACAGAGCGACAAAGAAATTCGGCCTCAGGCTTGGGCCAGGTCTCCGGAAAATTCCGAGTTTAAAGATTGATAATGGGTTAACGCTCACTTGTGAGTACGTTGACCCTTGTCTTTTGGATGATGACGAAAAGAAAGAGAATCTGGCCGAACTGGCCGCGTGGAAGTGGAGGACGGGCTTTGAGTGTTTCTCGAGTTCGCGCGCTGCTATGCGCTTTCATTTAGCCGTATCGGCCACTAAGGTTGATGCGCCTGACTTTAAACCGTACTTGTATGGTGGCGAGTCGGGCGTTCTCTCCCGGGATGTGGGCGGCGCCAAAGTGTTTATGCAGCGCGTGAAGCGAATTCCACGTGGGTTTCCGCTACTCATACCAATGAGAGGGAAGTTACCCACGTACGAGGAAGTGCTCGCGGGAGAGGTAGACGTCGGCTCAGTCGAGCCACTAACAAAAGAGAAAAAGAAATGACCTTAACGCCGTCATTCAGGTTAACGGGCTTAGCGCTCTCGCTCTTGAAATAACGCACAGAATGGAAACGGAGGTGACTCCCCCTAGGATGAAGTCCAACGTCAGCTGATTAGTTCAGCGGTTCGACGTAGTCTTCTGAGGCACAGAGTTAGAGGCAGCGGTCCCCGAGTAGTAGCCTTTGGATCGGCCGGTCGGTTGAAATAGGGAATGGGGGCGGTACGAAATTGCCGTTATGCCACAACCATTTCTTCGCTTTAGGCACTCTTTTAAAGAAGGACGTAGGCGTGTTGTAGGACACCCGAACCTTTGTTAGTGAGAC